AAAAGCAACATAAAAAAAGCAATGAATTGAAGAAGCAGACATACGACATAGAAGCAACAATGTTCGGGATCCTGAAGGGAACTTCGGCCCTGACAGCTGCCCTTTCGGGTGGTATTTATGCCGGTGAAAGACCCCTCAATTCTGAGAAGGAAGATGTTGCCATCAACACTATTGCCCTGTCCCAGGACTTCGAGCCACAGCTCGGTACTTCGAATGTCAACATTCATGTCCCCGACAAGAAGGTGACTATCGGAGGCATCCAGCAGAACGTTGAAGACCGCGCCAGACTGAAAGCTCTATCCGATATCGTCCTGACTGCCATCCGTGGGTCAAAGGTTGCCGGCTTAAAAATCGTTGTTGAGAACCAGGCTACACTTAACGAGCCTGAGATCAAACAGCACTATGTAAACATCAGAGTTAATTGGATTATTCATTAATACGAAAAAATTATGGCATCAGTAATCACTTTAGGGTTGTCAGAAATTCTGGTTGGAACAGCTGCTCCGACCGGGACAATGCCAACTACTGTCGCAAAGATAGGTAAGACCTACAAGGACAGCTGCAAGCTCGCTCAGCCTACGTCTGAGGTCACTGAGCACTTCGAAGAAGGGAAAGGAGCGCCGGAGGTCAGGAAGAAACAGAAGAAAATTCCTGTTCTGACCTTTTCCATCATGGATCCGGACGCTGAATTGCTGTCTACCTATGTAGGCGGTACACTCACGGCTGCGGCTGTGGGCCCACCGGTTGTACCTGCAACCTGGGGATTCAACGGCGACGAGGAAGTCTCCAACAAGGCTATCCGTGTCAAAACGGAGCAGGGCTTGTGGTTTGACATTCCCAACGCTGACATCGAGGCAGTGGTCAACGCTGAATTCAGCTCCAAAGGTATCTTCCTTGTTGACTTCACCGTCACACCCCTTTCTGTATCTGCAGGGAAATCCCTGACCGCATACGTAGGGGCAACCAGTTAGTACTGGCAATTTGATAGTTTAGTTAGTAGAACCGAAGCCCCGGAATGATAGCGTTTCGGGGCTTTTTTGAAAAACCGCAACCAAATGAAAATGACAGAAAAAGACAAGATCAACGCTGAACGCAACGAGCTGAATACCCTGATCAACAAGGGTATCAACTTTGATGTGGAGCGGACCATCTACAAGCGTCAGAAAGGGATCTTCGGCTTTCTGAAAAAACGGATCCCATCCAGGGAAACGGTGAAGTTCACCATCCAGGAGCCAACGCTCTCCACCCTTGACCGGATCTCTGTAGAGCAGATCGAGCTTGAGATCAACGAGAATATCATGACAACGGAAGCCGGTCTCTGTGAGGCCAAGAAATTCGCCCACATGCACAGCAGAAGGCTGGCTCGTATCATCGCCATGGCTGTTCTGGGTCAGGATTATGTCAAGGCCATGCAGGAAGGATCCAGGGTTCGCTACAGTTATGACAACGATCGGATGGACCAGCTCACAGACTTATTTCTGCACAATATCAAACCCTCGAAACTTATGCAGCTCACCATGCTAATCAACACAATGAGCAACCTGGGGGATTTTACGAACTCTATTCGATTGATGTCCGCAGCGAGGACGACGATGCCGATTCGGATAGAGGAAAAAGGACAGGATTAAATTCTCCCTATGGCCGTAGGGGCTCGATTTGCGCTCACTTCGGCTGGACATGGGAGTACCTGCATGATGGCATCGCCTGGTCGATTGTACAGCGCATTATGGCAGATCTACCGTCATACGATTTCAATGCTGACAAGGATGACGAAAAGCTTAAGCTCAACAGAGAGAATTCAGACCAAATATTGAACTTCATTAACAGCATGACATAACCATGAACAGCGATAACGGAGCACTGGAATTCGATGCGTACATCAACAACGAGAAGCTGATCAGCTCCATCAATGAGGCTGAAAAGAGGGTCAAAGGCTTTTCTGATGCAACGGTAAAGGAAGGCGAGAAGATTGACGATACCTTCAAAATCACGGCTGAAAATATCAAGATCCAGAAGGATGTTATTGCCAGCCTTGAAAATGAGCTGAACAATCTCAACATCGAGATCTCAAAGATGAAGCCTGGAACAGCGCAGGACCAGATGAAGCAGCAAGCCGGCCAGGTAGCTGCTGAACTAAAGGCTGAAAAGGGGGCGCTGAAGGAGCTTGAACAGCAGGTCAAGGCTACTGAGCAGGTGCACGTCTCATTCCGCACCAGGCTTCGCGAGATGCGTGACCAGATGATCGAGATGGAGACAGCCGGTCTTCGTAACACAGACGCCTACAAGAAGCTTGCCAGAGAAGCAGGAGAACTGAAAGACGCTGTTGGTGATGCGCAGGCGCAAATGGCTGCAATGGCCAACGACGAGGGCGGCTTCCGTGGTGTTGTCTCCATGGTCGGAGGTCTTACCGGTGCAATGTCAGCGGCCCAGGGTGCTGTAGGGTTATTCGCAGGGGAGAACGAGAACCTGAACAAGATCATGCTGAAGGTTCAGTCACTCATGGCCATCACCATAGGACTGCAGCAGCTGGCTGAAATGCTCAATAAGGACAGCTACTTTTCAGTAGTGATCCTGACCAAGGCAAAGGAAATGTTCGCCGTGGCTGAGCTGAAGCTTGCAACCGCATTCGGGATCTCAACGGTTGCAGCCCAGGTACTGATGGCAACCTTAACACTCGGATTGTCCGTGGCCATCACTGCAGTGATCTTGTTGATATCGAAATTTTCCAGCAAGGCAGCAGAGGCAAAGAAGGCCCAGGAAGAGTTCAACAAGGCTGTCATTGATTCAGCCATCGAACCTATGATGGCAATCCAGAATCTGTCTTCTGAATGGACTGCGCTGGGTGACAACATCAAGGCAAAGGAGCAGTTCATCGAAGAGAATGCCGAGAAGTTCAACGAGTTGGGTGTCGCTGTCAACTCTGTCAAAGATGCCGAAAACCTTCTTGTTGCCAACAAGGATAAATTCATCGATGCTCTGGTGGTTAAGGCCAAAGCAATGGCAGCGTCACAGATGGCAGCCGAGAAGTACAAGCTGGCCCTTGAAAAGGAGCTCGAAATGGAGACAATGGACAAAGGATCCAGGAAGTTCAAGAAGGCAAGCGCCGAAAAGATTCAGCTTGAATCCCAGGGCGACAACCTGATCAAGAGGGGAGCCGGTTACACCGAGCAGAGCAATGCCATCCTGAAGGATATCGGGGCCACTGCCTACCATGAAGAAACAAAAGCGGAGAAGACAGCCCGGGAAGCAAGGGAGAAAGCCGAAAAGGAGGCTGAAGCCAAAGCCAAAAAAGCTCGCGAAGATCTTGAAAAGGCCAAGCAGGACTTCAACCAGGACAAGCTCGACAACATCAAGAAGGCCCAGGAGGCCGAAAACGGGCTGATCCGCTCCGGTATTAAGGACAAGAAGGAACTAATCGACTTCGACCTCAAACAGACCCTGAAAGGCATTGACGAGGAAGAAAAAGCTTTCCTGGAACAGGCAAAGAAAGCTGGCATCAAGAATCCTGACGTTTCGAGCTTCAACTCGATGCGGGACTCTGCCAAGGGTCAGGCTGTTGTCGACAAAAAAGAGGTTGACGCTGAGAATGCCAAGGCCGAAAAGGAAAAGTTGGATGCCCTGCTTCTAAAGTATCAGAACATGAAGCAGAAAATGATGACCATCGAGAAGGAGTACAACAGCGAAGTTGAACAATTAAACAAAGCCTTTTTCGCTGCCAAAACCAAGGAAGAACAAGACCAGCTCATGCAGTCCTTTGAGGCAAGGAAAAAGCAGATGGAGACGGACAAATCAGCTGTTGCAGTTGATGACATGATGGCTTCTCCTGACTGGACAAAGCTATTTTCCGACCTTGACACGATATCCACAAAAGAACTGCTTGCACTCCGGGACAAGATCGAAAGCCAATTCGGCAATATGAACCTCACCCCGGAAGATCTTGCTGAACTTCGCGATAAGATTGGCCAGGTTACGGACCAGATCAAGCAAAGAAACCCTTTCCTTGCCCTGACTGAAGCATTAAATCAATATAAGGCAGAGCAAAGCAGCACGAACTTCAAGAAGCTGTTTGAATCTGCAGCTGGATCCATCGACATCGTGAAAGGTTCCTTCGATGCTCTCGTGGGATCCTTCGACAAAATGGGTATCGAGGTTGACCAGCGAACCTCTGAAGTGCTTGGTGATATCTCCGGGATCCTGGGTGGAGCTTCCTCTGTTGCCACTGGTATAGCTACCGGAAACCCTCTGCAGATCATTCAGGGATCCATCGAGCTCATATCAAACGGTATTGACCTGATTGCGGGCGGGAAAGACCGCAAACTGCAGCAGTCCATCGAACAGCACGCCAAATCTGTAGAGGAGCTGAAAGTATCTTATGAAGAGCTCGGCAAGGCTGTTGACGATGCCCTGGGTGCAAGTAAGTACCAGGCACAAAAACAGCTGATCGACAACCTGAAGAAGCAGCAGCAGGAGTACACAGCCATGATCAAGGCCGAAAAGGACAAAAAGAAGACTGACAGCGGGAAGGTGAAGGAATATTCTGACGCTTACCAGGATGCAGCTGCCAAGATCAACGAAACGGTTGAAGGCATCAAAGAGCAGCTTCTGGGCACTGATGTTGCCTCTGTTGCTCAAAGCCTTGGCGATGCCATTATCGACGCTTTCTCTGCAGGGGAAAATGCAGCTGAAGCCTGGGGAAACAAAGTGGATGAAATTGTCGGAAACGTTCTCCGGAAGATGCTTATCCAAAAGCTGGTCGAAGAGCCGGTCGGGAATATCATCAACAAGTACATGTCCAAATGGGTGGATGGTGATGGCAACTTCCTCGGCTTTGATGCTGTGATGGGATCGGCCCAGGCGATGGGAAACGAGCTGAGTGGTTTGGGTGCCGGCATGAGTGCAGCGCTTGAATCCATGCCCGATGATATCAAGAAGTACTTCACCGGCGACGGATCCACTCCGCAAGCCCTTTCCGGGGCTATAAAGGGAGCATCCGAGGAAAGTATCAGCATGCTTTCAGGCTATGCCAACGCTATCCGGATAAACCAAATTGAGTCCCTGTCTGTACTGAGAAATCAGTTGCTTGGCATCGATAAGATTGCGGCAAATACTTCCTACAACGTAAATCTGTTACGGCTGAACGAGATCGCTGACGTGTTGAAGCTGATGTCAGCGAGTGATTCACTGAGGTCAAAAGGGTTGTAAACATTAAAAAACGATCTAATTATGAGTAAAGTAGGCAAAGAGCTTGCAAAGTTGGCTAAGCAAAAAGGTATCTGCCAGGAGTGGTTGGGAGAGCTTAGAACGGCAGAGGACAAAGAAAAGATGCTCGAAATGTATGTCAAGGGTATTGACTTCTGCCTTTCCAACGACTACCCATCAAACGACTATATCCGGGCCAATTTCGTAGGGATCATGGAAAAACATGGGATCCACCTGGACGAGAATTTACACCTGGTAAACGATCGCAAAGTCATTGCCCTGGGTACCTGCTCCGGGAATATCCATGTGTCTGGTTACAATGTTTCTGAAATTTTCCTGAAGCATGAATCTGAGCTGGCCCTCACAGCTGATGAGAATTCCTTCGTGATGGTGGATATGTTTGACAATACCAGGCTTCGCGTGACTGCTTCGGAAGAGGCGAAGGTCTGTATCAACCATTATGGTGGTGAGATAGTGTTCGAGCAGCATGGGAATGCTGTTGTAAAAATCATTGAAAAGAACAAAAAAACCTACTAAAATGAGCGACGTTACTTACTATCTTGACGGTGTTGACATTAAGACATACGGAGTATATGTCAAGAGTTCTGACGGTCTTTTGAGCAGGCCGAAACCAAAAAAAAGGCTGTCAGCTGACTGGCCAGACTACAACGGCGAACTGGTTGACCTTTCCAAAAAGGTGTATGAAAGCCGGTCCATCAAGCTCGAATGTTTCATCAAGGCTACAAGCAAGGCTGACTTCCAGTCCAAGATGGTTACCTTCCTATCTGCCCTCGATGCAGCAGGTACCAGGCGGCTGATGGTTGTGGTGGATCCTACCAAGCCACTCGTATACGAGGTGTATCTCTCCGGAGATGTGGATCCGGTGAAAAAGTGGAGCGACACAACCATGGTCGGAACATTCAAGCTCGAATTCACGGAGCCTTCACCCATTAAAAGAGTCGTGGCTGTTACCGGAACATCCCTGACAATTACCATATCCAGCCCGAAGCTGGTTGACATCTATTGGGGTGACGGATCGGTGACAAATGACGTCAGTGGCACCAATCAGGCCACCTCGCACACTTATTCGGTCAGTGGCACCTACTATGCCATTGTTGCAGGGAACATCGACGAAATAACCGCATTCAGCACAACAGGAACTGTATTATGGACCAAATTATAGTAACACACCTAAATGGTACCACGCTGAAGCTTCAGAGCAGGGCCAATACCAGCACGATTAAGAAGGCCACGCAAAATGTTGAGCTACTTGGTGCGGATATTGTCGATATCACTGTTGAATCGGCCAAAAAGCTTGTTTTCTCAATAGGGGACAAGATCATAGTTATCGGGCGAGAGTACACGATGAACATCCCGGCCACTGAAAGGAAGATATCGGAATCAAGCTTCGTTTACGATCTTCAGTTCGAGGGTGTCCAGTATGATATGCTCCGGGCATCTTACAGCGTGAATGTTGACACTACCAGCAATGCTATCCAGGACATCAACGGCGATTCGCTCACTGGTGACCTGAAGCGGTTCCTTGACGTGCTGATAGCAAACCTAAACAGGGTATTTCCCAATAAGTGGCTGCTTGGAACATATCCACTCAACACTGAGACCAGGACAGAGACCTTCAGCGATTCGGACAACTGCCTTTCTGTGCTTCAATCGCTTTGTGGAGAGGACAAATACAACACTGAGTTCAGCATCTCAATAGCCGAAAATGGAACCAGAACGCTCAAAATTGGAGCCACCGGCACATTGCACACTTACACATTTGAGTATGGCAAAAGTAAAGGGATCTACGAACTGACAAGGCAAAAAGTATCTTCTTCCAATATCATCACCAGGCTAAATGTGTTCGGGAGCTCGAAGAACATCTCAACACGGACGTACCGGTCATCAAAGCTTTGCTTGCCAGCAAAAAACAAAGCCCAGAGCTTTCTTGAAAGTGCTGATTCTATCACCAAATACGGCCTTTGGGAATACACGAAGAACTTCGATAACATCTACCCACACCGAACAGGTACAATATCTTCGCTGGGTGATTCAAGCATCAAGTTCGTTGACTCTTCAATGAACTTCGACCTGAATGCCAAGGATGGGGATGGTAATACCTTGTACCTGATACCAGGATCCAACGCGAAGATTCATTTCAACACAGGAAAACTGGCTGGGTATGAATTCGAGATCACAAAGTACAACAACACCACGAAGGAGTTCACCGTAATTGCACAGACTGACGAGAATGGCTACACCTTTCCGTCTCCTGATTCATCTGCCTTCCAGTTCGATGTTGGCGACAAGTACGTGATTGTTGACATCTACATGCCTCAAAGCTACATTGACACTGCAGAAGCAGAGCTCGCGGTCGCGGGTCAAGACTACCTGGACAAGTATTGCCAGCCAAAGGTGTCCTATGGGTTGACTGTGGACTCATTTTTCCTGAAGGATATCGTCGGAGCTGACGCAGAATCGAACATCATCTGGGCCGGTGACTACATCCCCATCAAGGATGCAGACCTGGACGTCGATAAGACTATCCGGGTGAAAGGATTCAATCGTGATCTGCTGCAGGATTATTCCTACTCACTGACCATCGCTGACCTTGCCATCACCGTGAGCACTATTAACAGGGTGATTGCAGAAATGAAAGGAGTTGAAAATATAGTCAAAATCAACGACCTCGCGGATCCTGCCAAAGCTCGCCGAAATTACCTTGCGGCGCAGGAGGTTCTGAACATGATCTTCGACCCGGAAGGCGACTTCTACACGGACAAGATAAAGCCTCTTTCGATCGACACAACCATGCTGTCTGTCGGGGCCAAGTCGATGCAATTCTCACTGGCAGCCACTATCATACAGCCAAACTATGCAGGTGAAAAGAACCGTGTTGTCAGCTCTGAAGGAATGCTGGCACATTACACGATACTTGACTCCGAGGGGGATCCGAGGCTATGGTCCATCCAGGCCGGAGACGTTACCCTTTCCACGGATGGAGCTTACCTTATGTATGCGCGCTGCTCTCGCACCAGCGGGGGTGGATCTTTGCTGTTTTCCACGACAAACATACCTGCTGAGAGTGATCCGGATTATTACCACTTCCTGATCGGGGTCATTAATTCTGCAGGTGAAAATAACGAGAGGGCGGTAGCTCTGATGTATGGCTTCACCACGATCAATGGCCGGTTCATCAAGACCGGAAGGATTCAGTCTGCAGATGGAGTCACTTACTTTGATCTTGACACCGGTGAATTCAAGGGGAATTTCAAGTTCACCAGCGGTACCAGTGTCGAGACCGCTGTCAATAATGCCTTGAACAATGCAAGCGCAGCACAGACAACGGCTAATAATGCTGCATCGACAGCCAGTAGTGCAGCAAGTGTGGCTTCCTCTGCTCAATCATCCGCAAGTTCAGCCATTACTCAGATAGCAGACATCGTTTCTGATAACATACTTTCAAAGGCTGAAAAACCAAGCCAAAGGCAGGAGTGGAATGTTATCGCAGCTGAAAAGACAGGCATAAACAGTCAGGCAATAACCTTCAGTATAACCACTGAAAATACTGCCTACAACAACGCATATCAAGCACTGGCGACCTATTTGAACGCTGGTACCACATACACAAGCGGAGTGCCTTCGTGGCTGTCTGATGCTAACCTGGGGACTGATACCGTGATCGTGGGTTCAACCTACCGGAGTAATTGGGAGACTTTTTTCACAGCAAGGACAACCCTGCTCAATGCCATCGCTGCAAAGGCCAAAACCCTTGCTGATGCTGCGCAGACACAAGCTAATACTGCCACCACCAATGCGGCAACTGCTCAAACAGCTGCTAATAATGCCCAATCATCCGCTACTACGGCGAATGCACTTATAGCGGACATTGCTTCTGACGGAAAACTTACAGCGGTTGAAAAAAGTAGCATAAGAGCTCAGTGGGATGCAATAGCAAGTGAAAAGACGAAGAACGATACTCAGGCTGATACCTTTTCTATCACCACTGAAAAGACGGCTTATGGAACTGCATTTCAGGCATTGGCAACATACCTTAACGCTGGTGTTACTTGGTCAAGCGGGATCCCATCGTGGATCTCTGATGCAAACCTTGGTACTACGACAGATATCACGGGATCCACATTCAGGTCAAAGTTCAAGGATTACTACGATGCCAGGACAACACTTCTGAACGCCATCGCTGCAAAGGCCAAAGAGATAGCTGATTCAAAACCACAACACTTTGTTGCGCAACCTGTGGCGCCATATCGCGTTGGTGATCTTTGGACAGATACAAATGTGCTTCTACGGTGTAAAACAACACGACTATCGGGTTCCTTCTCCGCTGCAGAATGGGAAGATGCTACAAAGTATGACAATACAAAAACAACCATCGATGGTGGTCTCGTTACATCCGGCACTATGCAGGTTGCGGGAGACGAAGCAAGTATCCTTGCAGGTATAACAGGCAACGGTACAGTGGCAACGTCTGTGCGTTTTTGGGCCGGTAGTACTTATGCTAACCGGGCAACAGCACCGTTCAGAGTACTGCAAAATGGGAAGATGTATGCAACTGATGCTGAGATATCAGGGACAATAACAGCAACGTCAGGGGCTATCGGTGGTTTTACAATATCTGCATCCCAATTGTCAGCTACCAGTGGATCCGACGAGATGATATTGTCTGCAAGCCTTATAAGATTTCATCAGTCAAGTGACAACACATGGGTGTACATTGGTGGTGATGTTATACCACCTTCGTCAGGTGGGGCATTAGTTTGTCCTATGCGGATTGAAGTATCCAGGACCATTTCCCCAGATTATGGCTATGCGAATGCAGGAATATATTTCAACATCACAGGAGTGGCAAACTTTGATGATAATGCTATCACCGGCAATCATGCTCTGTACATCGAAAACGGAGATATATGCGGATTTCGGCTGAGAGTAAGAAGGATTTCAGCCAGTACGACACTATCGCACATGGACAGCATTATTCTTGCGATCCCTACATCTACCTTAACACTTTATCTTCCAGCAACGCCCAGGGTAGGGCAGGTGTACTTTATTCGCAGGTGTACTGTACAGAATATAGTACTGAATGCTAACGGCAATTATATTTCAGCGAAAGACAATGCCAGCAAAGGAGCTTCATTGACACTTACAAGCTGGTCAATGGCAATATTGGTTTGGGATCACGTGAATGACTTATGGTGGTCGGCTCATACAGCATCAATGTAACAACCTAAAATTTATAGTTATGGCAATGATTAATTTCAAGGAATTCAAGGTTTATCAAAACATGGCAAAAACGGAAATGGCTTATTTTGATATCCGGATGCAGCTTTCTGACCTACTCTTCAAAAAAGGTGATGGGATGCTCGCTCACACTTTGTGTCACTTAATTTTCGATTCGGATGGTGAAGTAGAACTTGATACGCACCAGTTTGGGTACCTGATGAAGTTTGCAAATGAGAATTGTACTCCTGCAGTGATCGAAACACTGTTGGAGTTCGTAAAGTAAGTTATGAATAACTTATTCTACAATGTATCACAGTAATACGGATTATCATAATTTTAAGATGAAAATTAAATCTTGTATTATCCCTTTAAAGCAAGAACAATGGAGATTGCAACAAATTCAGGAATTGGTATGAGTAATGGAGAGATGGTGATCGCAATTTTAACAACAATCGGGTTGATCTTGGGAATTCTGAAAGTCTGGATCCAGTCGCAGACTGACATTGCGAAGGTGCAGACGCAGATAATGAACCTGCAGGAAAGGAATACTGACACGAAAAATGATCTTGAAAAGCACAAGGTCGATGATCAGATCAGATATGAGCAGATGCGCAGGGAGAACAGGGAAGACCATGGAAAGTTGTTCGACAAGATCGATGATCTAAAAAAAGCATTATAATGAAAACATTGAAAAAGCTTCGGGCCTGGGCCGGAAAGCAAACTGAGTTCAAAATTGCATTTTTGGCCGGATTGGTATGGTTCGCCTTCTACCTCTCCTCATTTCTGATCGGGACTGAATCTTACCCGGTCGGGATGTTCCAGAAAATTGCATTCGGGATCCTGGCAATGTCCATCATCCAGGGGGTGAGCTGGTACTTGTTCAAAAATTCAAATCCGTACTATGCGGATCTACTGGACCCTGACACCCAGGGAGGCATTAACAAGATAACAGAATGGGAAAAGGTAAAAGTTGGGCTATTTTGGTTTGCCTTGTATGCTGCTGGTGCAGTGTTAATGGCCAGCCTCTACTAAGGGAAAAGCTCGTCAAAACTGCTGAATCACAGGTCGGAGTAAGGGAGAGAACCGGACACAACGACGGTGTGCAGGTAGAAAGTTATCTCGACGTTACCGGCCTTGGCAAAGGGTATGCCTGGTGCGCCGCCTTCCTTGCATGGTGCCACGAACAAAACCACATAAAAAACCCACGCTCTGCCTATTCCCCTGACTGGTTCCGCACCAACGTTGTGTACAGCAAGCTGAAGATCGGATTGACAGAATTCAATTCAAAGCCTGGCCAGGTCTTCGGGTTGTACTTCGAAAGCAAGCGAAGGGTGGCCCATGTCGGGATGATAACCGGAGAGACGAAATTCAGCTACCTAACCATTGAGGGCAACACCAACGAGGCAGGATCCAGGGAGGGTGATGGGGTGTACCGGAAGATCCGAAACAAACGAACCATTTTTGTAATATCTGACTATATCCAAATCAAATGAAACTAACTACCAAAATCATGCTAATCGTGATCATCGTCCTGCTGATCGCGTTCTCAGGTCTCGGCTACTTGTACCGGGAAAACCTTGCAGAAGTCAGGCGCCAAACTTCCAACGTCGAAAACCTTGTCAAAAAGCACAACCAGGAGCTTTCACTCACGCGCGAGGAGTGGAGAAATTCAGACACGAAATGGTCACACAAGCTTGACTCACTTTTGAAGGCCCAAAAGATCGCCCTGAACAAGGTTAAGGATGCCACCGTTGTAGATATTCAATACAGAGACACCGGATCTGTCAAGATCTTTTATCTGGATCCAGTACTGAAGCCTGACAAAAGTTACTCTATACCGGTATCGTATTTCGACAGTTGCTGGGGAATGTCCGGCCAGATCCTTTCTGCAGATCGTAATTCAAAGCTACAGATCGACGTTCGCAGGGCAGACAACTCTATACAGCTGCTTGTCACCAGATCGCGCTTTCTGGGCTTCCTTTGGTGGAAGAAAGGGGAAACATTCAAAGCCTACTCTGACTGTGGGGAGGTGACTTTTACAAAAATCAATTTCATTAAAAAGTAATTCCCCTAAAATTCATATATTTGCTGATCGTTCGGACAGGAGTTGCGGCCTGGTTGATGGACGATAAATTCCCTCGGATCCGTCCGGGGGAATCCAGTAAATGGCCGTCTTTTTTACCATATTTTTACGAAGGTTTTTTTCAGACCTTGCAACAATCACAAAATCAATTTACAACGATCAAAAAACTTCATGATTCATAATCATGAGGTCGGGAGATCATTCCTCCCTCTCGCTACAAGAAAAAAAGCTCGTAGAACACTGATTCTCACGGGCTTTTTTGCGTCTATACACTTAGGTGTTGAAAAGTAATTTTTGCAAATGAGGTCAAAAATACATAGGTTTGCTTTACGAAACTTTACGAAGTTTGTACGAAGATAACCGCAACAATCGATGGCAACTTTCAAAATATGCGTTTTCGAACACCAAAAGAGATCCGACAATAAGTACCCTGTTTCTATTCGAGTGTATTGGAAGGGCCAGAGCTGCTACATTGGCACCGAGTACTATGTAACAGATAAGCAGATCAATAAGAAGAGGTACATGACAGAGCAGGGCAAGAAGAAGGAATTATTCGCCCTGAAAGACACCTACATTATCAATGACCTGAACAAGCGGATCACCAGGTACGAAGATCTGAAGTCACAGAAGCTCGGCTTCCGGATAGAGATGTACACTGCCAGGGAGCTGGCCAAGTACTTTGAGTCAGAAACGAAGCCAGGATCTGACTCGACAATTAACTTCGTGGAGTTCTCCCGGAATCACATTGAGAAGCTGAAGGCCCAGGGCAGAACGTCTTATGCCTCGAACATTAACAGCTCACTGAATTCCCTTATTGACTTTTGCAATGGCAGGGAAAAAATTGCCATCACCGAAATTACATCGAAATTTCTGACACAAAATGAAGCTTTCCTTCGCACGACGCGAACGATCAAGCGGAAGGACCAGTTCGGGAAAATGGTCACGACAAAAAAGAGGGGGCTTTCAGATCTCAGCGTGATCGATTACATGACAAACATTCGGCTGCTCTTCAATGCTGCCATGGCAGAATACAATGACGAGGACAAAGACGAGATCCGGATCATTCACTATCCTTTCCGAAAGTACAAGCTAAAGCGTCGTCCTGAGAACGAAAAAAGGAACCTGACCAAGGAGCAGCTGGTCGTCATCCGTGACGTGGATCCGGCCAAGATCATCCTTGAAAGGGCAATTTTCTCCCGGGACATCTTCATGCTCTCCTTCTACCTGGTAGGGATGAATTTTGCAGATCTGTACGAAGTGGACAAGATCAAGGCTGGCCGGTTTACATACGAGAGGAAGAAAACCAAAGGAAGGCGCCAGGATCGGGCACTGATTTCCATTAAGATTGAACCGGAAGCAGAACAGCTGGTCGAAAAGTACCGGGATCCTTCCGGGGAACGTGTATTTGATTTTCACAAAAGGTACAGCACCTCACATATTTTCAGCTCAAATGTTAACAAGGGGCTGAAGGTGGTGGCCAAAGCCTGCAAGATAGATGAACCATTGTCCACGTACTATGCACGTCACACATGGGCCACAATTGCCCGGAACAAGGCCGGGATATCTAAGGATGATGTTGACCTGGCATTGAACCACGTTGACCAGGGGCTGAAGATGGCAGATGCCTACATAGAAAAAGACTGGTCCCTGATTGACAAGGCTAATAGGGGAGTATTGGACTACTTTAAAAAACCATATTCGTAGACCTTCGGCTCAATTTTAATTTGCAAAAGCTTCAACTTATCTCGTAGGTTGGTGATCAATTCCATATAGGTTTCATCTTCGCTTTTGCTTTTCATTATACCTTTTTCATTCCTGCACTGAAAATATTCCCTTATGTCGTACAACGTTGCATTAACGTTACATTTTGGTTGTTTGTGGTAATATGTCCAAAGCTGTCTCCCAGCGATGAATACATCCTGTGCCTCTGGTGAAAATTCCAATGGGTCTTTACGATGCTCTTTCGTTCCGAAGAGATCAGCTTTGTGGTTATGCTTAAGTTTTCCATGAATAAACGAAGTCATAAAATTACTTTCGAATTTTTCCCTTGAATTTATTTCGTGTTCTGTGAATGGGATCCAGTGATTAACACCGTCGTCTGACTTAATATGGTTATAACGAAATAAAGAAAAGGTAAAGCAGTTATTTTGAAACTCGTGGTCAGATTTCCATCCATCATTTGGAAATAGAAATTGATCCCTGTCATTTATCCAATTAGCTCTGATGCATTGCCTGACAGCCAGATAAATCGACGTTTCCAATAATTTTTGCACAGTCGTAAATTGAAAAGTATTCTTGAGCTACACGGTTCTTCAGCTCTTCTTCGCGAATATTGGAATATTTCATTTGCGACCGGCTTAATTTATGGCCCGAAACATTCCACCCCTACCTGATAGTAACCAGTCAGCAGAAATGCCATAATCATCTACCAGGTACGACAGTGCATCGATGTCGATAAACTTGTACCCGGTGCCTGGCTTGCCATCGGTGACCATGGTTCGAATATTGGAGTACTTTGGCCGGTGAAGGTCGTATTCCGTACAGAAGGACTGCATTCCCTTGATCTTTCCAGACTCGATCAGAAGGTTCAACGCCTGGAAGAACCTCTCCTGAATTTCCTGAGCTTTTGGCCGTACCGTTTTAGCTTCCATCCGTCAAATTGTTTTTGTGGTTTGTGTAATCGTCAATCATTTTCAAAAAATCTTCTTCCGGGACATCAGCAGCTACATCTTGCCCATTAATTGCCCCTCTGAGCTCTGCCTCCTCGAGTGCATTAAAGATCGATGGAGGCATAAAAGCATAATATTCGGGTCTGTCATAGTAATCTTTTGTCAAAATTGAAATGATTTTCATTTTTTAAACTGCATAAAAATGTTTTATTGCACAGATTATTCTTGCACTTCGATTCCGTTCTTTGCAAGCAGTATTTTTAGGCTTGTGATCTCCTTTTGCTTGGCGTCAACCTGATTTTTTAGTTCAATAATCATTCTGTGTTGCTCCCAGAATATTGTCGCAGAAAAGATCTCCCCCTTCTTAAACATGTCAATCACCTTATCCTTGAAAACATCTGATCCGACTTCGATTAACTGATCACGTGAGATGGTTGGTAGTTCAGGGCTGGGCCTGATCATTTCGCCTTCTCCGGTAAGTAGCCACCCAGGATTCAAGTCGGGAAAATGAAGCGTAATCTTAGCCAGCTTGTCAGGCTGAATTGAATTGCGCATAGAGTTCACGTAGGTTTCAGCAACACCAACAGTACGGCAGAAAGACCTTATGCTGATGCCTTTAAATTTAATGTACTCGATAATGCGTTCTTTTACAGTCATTTGTAGGAATTTTTTAAAAATGCTAAAATATTTATAGCAATCTCTTGCATTATTGCACAACAATATGCTATATTTGCACAATCAATGAATCAAATTTAGTCATTCAGTGAGTTAAAAGCAAATTATTAACAGCACAAAAAGTACTTAAAAAATGAGCAAAAATTACGCATTTAATCGCGGGTTCAATCAGGTTTCGGTTGGTAACGCCCCGCTGCTAAAAGAGGAGCTTATGAAGGCTCTGAAGATCAAGTCTCGTGCCGCATGGATTCGAAGGATTAACGGCCAGGTTGACCCGAAGGTTAGTGAAATAAATTCCGTTGAGACAGTATTTGCCAAATACGGAATTAAACAGGTCTGGGGGGAATAGTCATGAAAGTAGCCGCAACACTTTCAAGACGTGAGAACCAGATCGCTGAAATGGTAGCATGGGGAGCCAGTAAAAAGGATATCTCCAACGAACTGCTTATTTCAACGAGAACTGTTGAAACTACGGTAAGGAAGGTTTTAAAGAAAACCGACTGCACCAAATCTAACGAACTATCTGCATGGTGGTTCTGCACGCGGTACCTGATACCGTTCTCGGATTCTCCGATATTTAAAAAAATGATCGCAGCACTAACCTTTATTAGCCTAACCATTCTATGAAAAAGGTCTTCAAAACAGTAGCCGGGTTTTACCTGATCGTTTGTCTTTTCGCACTATGCTGCGAGCCCAACGAAACCGTTCCAATGTGGAAATTCCTGACATACTACGGTGTGGTGCTGATCAATTTTGCAATCGCAATTTTTATCAACAACAAAATCTTTAAAAATGCTTCTTCCACAAACTGAAATCGAATACCGCAACGCACTCATTGATGCCGCTGAGCTGGGGGCCAAGAAAGCCCTGCAGGAAGTTGGCCTGATTAAACCTTACATGAAACTTCGTGAAGCCCAAAGACAATACGGTGAATCAATTGTCAACAGATGGATCCTGGAAGGCTTAATCGACGCCATCAAGGACGGAGACAGAAACGCGAGTGTGCGGATCGACCGAATTCAGATTGAAACAGTTGCCAAGACATGCAACCGGGCAAGTTACCTTACAATAGAAGAGAGAAAACAGTTATAATTTTCAAACCGCAACAAAATGAAACAAGTTTTTTTACAGTCACTTAGCATGGTCAACTTTCGTGGCCACAAAGATCTGACAGTTCAGTTCTCAGATCAGACAACTATCTCCGGTGAAAATGCTACCGGTAAGTCAACAGTCTTTGATGCCTTCGTCTGGCTTCTCTTCGGGAAGGACCAGTTCGACCGCAAAGACTTCGAAATCATCCCAACAGTGGACAACAAGCGCCTTGATCGCGTGGATCCGGAAGTAACTGCAGTGTTATTGGTGGATGGCCGGGAAATTTCCCTGAAGCGTGTGCTGCATCAAAAGTGGGTACGCAGGCGCGGAACAGCCGAAGAGGTCTTCGACGGATGCGACACTCTGTACTACATGAACGACGTTCCCCTGAAGGCTGCTGAGTTCAAGGGCCGTGTTGACATGATCACCGAAGAGACCATCTTCAAGCTGATCACCAACCCAGCTACATTCCTGGGCCTGCACTGGACCAAACAGCGCGAGATCCTTTTCCAGATTGCAGGAACTATCAGCGACGCACAGATCGCCGCTTCAGATCCACGATTCGCATCTCTGTTGGAGCTTGTCAATGGCAAGTCACTTGTAGAGTTCAAAAAGGAGCTTTCTGCCCGCAAGAAAAAGCTGAAGGATGATCTTGATGATATCCAGCCAAGGATCGACCAAACTACCAGGTTAATGCCTGAAACGAAGGATTTCGATGGTATTGAAAGTGAGATCGTCGGCATTGAACGTAAAATCAAAGGTATTGACATGCAATTATCTGACAGATCGGCTGCAATACGAGAGCAATACGAAGGCATTCAGCAGAAGCAGGGCCAGATAAACGGTCTGAAGACAAAGCAGACCGAGATCGTCAATGCTGCCAAGGCAAAGGCTGTGCAGGATGCTTTTGACCAGAATCAGGATCGCACAGCACTTTCCAACCAGGTGACAGCTGCTCTGAATAACCTCAAAGCCGCCGAAACAGACCGCGATACTTCTTCTGACGGACTCGCTACCCTTCGCAAAAAAGCTTTGACCCTGGAAGGTGAGATCCAGAAGCTTCGCGAGGAGTGGGAAACTGAAAACGCTAAGGAGTACAAAGCACAGGAAGGCTGCCTGGTATGCCCTGTCTTCGGTACAGAGTGCGGTGATGCACAAGCTACCGGCAAGCACCAGGAAGCACAACTGAGGGCTTCTCTTTCATTTATCAATTCAAAGGAAACTAAGCTGGATCAGATCAACGAAGATGGTGGCAAGAAAACTGAGGATCTGAAGTTCATCAATGGCAGGATCAAGGACGGTGAAAAGTACCTGGAAGAAGCTACCCAAAAGGTGACTGAGCTCAATACGAAGCACGTTGAACTGACCGCACAGCTCAATTCTACCCAGATCGTTTCTCCTGCTATCATCGTAGCTGCAGAGCTTCCGGAGTGGCAGAAAATTGAAGCTGATATCAAGGCCATTGACGCCACGATCCAAGAGGTTGCACCGGTTGACAATTCGGACCTGAACCAGCAGAAGTCAGAGCTTACCACAAAGCGCGATCAGTTGAAAAAGGATCTTTCTTCCAAGGATCTGATTGCACAGTACAAGCAGGAGGTCAAAAACCTCGAAGAGCAGGGCAAACAGCTGTCACAACAGATCGCAGACCTGGAAAAGACTGAATTCACCATGGAAGCATTCAACAAGGCTAAAATCGACGAATGCGATCGCAGGATCAATGGCCTTTTCAAGATCACCAGGTTCCAGCTATTCGACAAAACCAACGATGGCAACGAGTTCGAAGCTTGTATCGCTACCAACAGAAAAGGTGTACCAATCGCAGCTACCAACACAGCTGAGCGCATCAATGCCGGTTTGGACATTATCAGCACCCTTTCAACCTTCTACAACGTGTCAGCTCCAATCTTTTGTGACGGATCCGAGAGCGTGAACACCTACCTGAACGCAGGATCTCAAATGATCTACCTACGTGTAACCAAAGAGCCTATGCTCACAATTTCCAATAATTAAATTTCATTTTTTTCACTTTTAAAAACCGCAACAAATGGAAACAAACAAGAGTCTTCAGCCAGTAGCGACCACCTCAGAGGTGGCAGTATTTAACTTCTTCGACCCGGTTCAGTTCGAGACTATGCAGCGCGTCTGCAAGCTATTTTCGAGCTCAGAGCTGGTGCCTGACATGTACAAAACTAACCTGACCCCTGACAAGGACGGCAAGCCAACCAACCCGGAAAATAAGGCCATGGCCAATTGCATGATCGCAATCGAAATGGCTCAAAGGATAGGGGCCAGCCCTCTGATGATCATGCAGAACATGATTATCATCTATGGTCGTCCTTCCTGGTCTTCCAAGTTCCTGGTTGCAACCGTGAACACATGCGGCCGGTTCAACCCGCTGCAGTATCGGATCACGAGCCTTGGCAATGTCGGGAAGTTGCCGTACACCGATTATGTTTGGGATGGCAAGCGCAAAGCTCCTGTAACAAAAGAATTCGACGGCACGCAGATTGAAAACCTGCAGTGTATTGCCTACACCTCTGCAAAGGGATCTACAGAGCTTTTGGAATCGGCACCGATTGATATCAAGCTTTCAATCCAGGAAGGGTGGTACACCAAGTCAGGAAGCAAATGGCAGACCATGACCCGCCAAATGTTGATGTACAGGGCTGCTTCATTCTGGACCAATGCCTACGCTCCCGAGCTCTCCATGGGTATGAAAACCACTGAAGAAATTCAGGATATCATCGACATTCCCTATGAAGACGTATCTGACAAGGTTACCAAGGAAAAGGCTGACAGCGCCAACAAGACCACCATCACCATGGATGGCCCAAAGGATGAAACGAAGCCTGAAGCGCCAAATGCAGAGGCCAAAGAGGAGAAGCCAGCTGAGCAGGCTGAGCAAGTTGCAGATCAGTCCCAGGCAGCAGGATCCAATAACCTCTTCGCTGGCACAGCCGCGGGTAAAACAAGGAACTTCTAATGGACCTGACAGTACTTGGCAGCTCTTCTTCCGGAAACGGATATGTCCTTCAAAACGAAACCGAAGCACTCGTAATTGAGTGCGGGGTTTCGCTGAAGGAGGTAAAAAAAGCCGTTGACTTCAATATCACGAAGATCGTAGGGGCTTTGGTTACACATGAACATGGTGACCACGCTGGACATTTCAAGGAATTTCTTAACGCAAGGATCAATGTTTGGATGTCTGAAGGAACAATTGGAAGATTGATTGATAAAAATTACATCGGGCAATTACCTCGTTATCTTAAACAGATGCACATGGTAGAGCTCGGTAGCTTCACAATAATGCCTTT